GTTTTTCCTCTGCAGAGGATGGGTATAAAGCCTCGCACAGTAAGATTAATACCAATCAACACAAATATAATTGTCGGAAGACCTTCGTGGTTAGTGTCACTGATAGACCACGTCGTATAAACAGTGACTTCTCAAACAACAAATCAGAGTGGAGCATACCACTATCGTAACAAAAACCTGTCGACTGCAGGAGAAGAGCCGGTTGCAATACCGTCTTTTGAGAAGAGAAAAAGGAAGAGCAAATCCAAGAACCACAACGGTGGTAAAACTCAAGTAGAAACTGTTAATACAGGAACGAGTGATGTTGGCTCGTCAACACTTGAGGCACAAAAAGGGGGATACCGAGGTCGGAAGACTAGGCGTCAACCTTTTGTGAAAGCACCTGAAACGCAGGTACTAATTTTGGATGAAAAACATGATACAGAGATCACCCCTATGCTGTCGTATGCGATGGGGAAAGAGGCCAGAGAAGCCTTGGAGGAAAAACTAGGGATCACGATAACTTGCGGAAGTAAGTTGTCATTGCACCCTGGTTTAAGCAATGTAATCATAATGCTGCTCAGACAGGCGGGGTTGAAACAGAACTCTGCTGTAGTGTTCGAAGATGAATACCTGTCTGAGTTCGCCATGCATGTGGTAGGGAATGAGTGTACTTGTAATGTTATCCCTTGCGTGCATCAAAGATCACCAGATTCAGTGATCTGTACTTACGAAAATGTCTTCAAGGTTGAACCAAGTAAGTGTAAGAAAGTGTATCTTATAATCCCAGCTTTTAGCAATCATATTGTTAAAATGGCGAATGAGGGATGGGCACTGGCAAAAGAAGACAATTACTGGCAAGTAGAACTTCCTGGACATAAATGGGTAGGGAAGAATCCAATGGAGAACGACCCACACTGGAAATTGGTGTGTGGAGCGGCAGGCGTATGCATAATGCGTTATGACGCTGTTAATTCTAACTCGTTAACAACCAAGGATTTCTCAGGGGAAGAGGAACTGAGAATGACTGTCAGGAAGAGGCTCATTGGGGAGCTACGTGGGTACGATACGTATTACAGTTCAATGAGGAACGCATTGAGGATAGATGACGAAAAGAAATATCATTTAACCCCAAGTAGAATTGAGAGAGTAGTTACTGAAGAATTCAAAAATTATGACACTCTCAGTGTACTTGAGCTGAATGCACATTCTGTCTCAATGCAAATGCACAACACTGAATTGAAGAATATAGCGAAACGTGGCTGGTTTTGGCAAATACTATTTTACTTAACTAGCTTAGCTATGTTCATGCCGATGGCGATAACGGCAGCCTACAAATATTCTAGACCAGGGGGGACACGAAATGTCTATGACTGGACTATTACTCTATTTTTATATTTTTGGAGAATATTTGTAGCAGGCGAGAGAGACGCCTGGATAACGTTGGATGACGCAATCACACGTTATAATCTCTCAACAATGGGAGCCATGTTTTGGGACATAAGTGATAAGAGAACACCATTACTATACGCGCGAGCCAGGGAACTGGTTGATGCCGAGTCTCGTGAAGGGGCTGGGATGATGCGTGATGATGGTACACTTGTTGACTTTACTACAGATATGATGGATAGAAGTCAACATCCCAGAATAGGCGCCACTCAAGTAGGAATCGTGTGTACGAGCTACTTACCAACCGTATTTGATCCGAGAAATCCTGTTGTAGAAGAACAGGCAATCAAGAACCGCGTGCTAAGCAATATACCAGGCAGCCCCGAGGTTCAAAAAGAGTTCGTCGCGAAAAGGAGAGAACTCTTTAAGATCATATTGTTAGGAGACCAAAGACAGATACAGACCTGGTCTCTCGAAAAATGGTTGGCACACCTCCTCCCCTCGCAAAGGGTGAGGTATGATTCTTACACCGAGGAAGGAGCACGGTTTGACTACGTTACAACAACGTACACGACATTTGTCAAACGTGAAATCCTTTCTTACACTGACTATTACCAGAGCGAAAGCAAACAGAAACCGGCGAGGATTATATCAATGCCGGATCCAAAATCAGTGGTAATATTAGCTCCAGCCGTGGCAGGTGCATCCGAGTTGATCAAAGAGATATGGAACAAGGGTGCCGCCATTTTTTACACATCAGGTGCCAATACGGAAGATATTGGTGCTTGGTTGACTATGCAAGGGTGGGAGGATTCAGTGTATATGGAGAATGATTTTTCACAGTTCGATCAAAGTCTAGAGGAGGAATTACTCTGGATGGAGAGAGAGTTCTTGAAAGAACTTGGGCTACCGGAAGATGCCCTAGAAGTAATGAAAAATCAAATCAAGACTAAATCGAGGTCAAACACAGGCGTGAGATATCACGTGCAAG